GCGCATATTGTCTGCGGTTTCGGCCCCGTACAGCCGTATCTGGCTGCCGTTGATGAGGGTTATGGTCAGTTCCTGCTCGTTGACCGATTGAGTTATAGGGTGTGCGCCGTCCTTAAAATACTGCCAAGCAATTGCCTTGGCCTGCGACCTGTACGGACTGACATATCCGAACAGCCCGTAAGGCCCTTGGTACATCGCAGCAGCGCGAATCATGTCGTTGACGGCGGCGACGGTCTTACCTGCGCGTCTGTGCGCTACGAGGCAAGCCCAGCGTTTAGTGCGCTCATGGAACGGCATGAACGCCTTTCGCGGTGCGTAGGGGAGGATTATTCGGGTGCCATCCATCCGATCTGTACCTTGACCGGGCCGTTGTCCTTGCCTGTGATCTCTTGGCGGGCGAGTTTGGGAACGTGGTACTCCAGCAGGGTGCTAAAGCACTCAAAGGCAGCCTGTGGCCCCTTCTCCGCTGCGATCTCGTCTAGCCACCCTTGGAGGCGGTCTGCATTGCCGTCCACAAACGCTGCAATGGCTTCTCTGGCGGCCTGAGTGGACTTATTGGGCAAACCCTTTGGTCTACCCGGCCCGCCTTTCTGCCCCTTTTTAAAAGCACCTGCGTTCATTTGCGGTTAATTAGTTCGTTTACGGGTACGTCATACGATTTGAACGGGTAAGTTTGGCGGCGTTGCTCCTTGGTCATACCAAGTCTTGCCTGAACTGCCCTTGCTTCGGCCTCACCGGCTAACCGTTTGTACTGCTCTCTCGGATTAGCCTCTAACTCCATCTGTTTTAATTTGTTTAGCAACGCTTTGATTTCTGGGTCATTCAACGTTTCTGGCTTTCCGCGCTCAAACCCGCTGAAAAGGAATTCACTATCCTTGTGCCGACTTGCAGCCTTACTTGCAATTTTCTCTCTGATCCAATTCATCGTTCCTTCCCGCTGTTCTCGGGAAACAATCGGGAATTGATCGGGATTACCACCACGGGCAAACTCTTCCTTCGCTTGCACGGCGTGTTGGAGTTCATGTGCCAGTACGGATTTAATTTCGGGTCGGTTTCGCCCTGACACCCCAATTTCGGGGTCTAGTCCAACACTTCCGTATTCAGCCGGTACTCTTGCTTGGAAATACCCAGTTTCAGGTACATCGGGCTTTACGCGCATCGTCGTAAGCGTTTCCTCCATAATGTCAGGGTATGCAGCCCGCATTGATGGATGAAATACTGCTTCCTCAACGTTCCATGCGCGTGATCGCCCTCCCGGCAACCCGAATCCGGGCTTAAACGCCATTTCGTCTGGGATTTCTTGTCGCAGTTGATCGTCAGTACCGCGATAAGTTCCCGTCTCACGCCAAATGGTTTCTGGGTCTGCCCCTGCGGCTTCCATTTCCTCGGCTCGTTTGGCGGCAGCAGCATCCCATGTTTTTGCAGATTTCCCAATAAAGATTTTCTGCATCGTCGGATCGTATTGTTTCAACGCTCCAACCAATTTGCCTAACGGCACAGCAGACGCAGCAGCCATCGCCATGCCAGCCTCGTCATCGGCTCGGCGGGCGCGTTCAAAGTCACGGGCAGCGAGGGCTTGGCCTACACCCGGCACTATGCTTGCGCCCATTTCCACAGCCATGTCCACGGCGTCAGAATCTTGCGGCTGGTCAAGGCTAACCATGCGCTCATAACGGCGTTTTAGGTCGGCCTTGTCCCCAAGGTATTGGAGGGCTGCGGCGACTTGTTCGCGGCGCATCGGCATTACTTGTTCCTGCTGCTAATGGCCCGTGCCTTGGCCTTTGCGTCCTCCTTGCTGGACGCGCCCCACGCCTTCAGCGCAAGGGCTAGGCGAGTAGGCTCGCCGTTCTTCGCCATCGGCCCCGGCATATTGCCCATACGGGCCAAGAAAGAGGCTCGGCGTGGGTTGTCGCCTGACTTTACCGGCGGCTTCAGCGTCCCTCCTGTTTCGGCCTTGTACGAGGCACGGCCCTTGGCGTTCAACCCGCCTTTTGGGTTCTTGCCCTCGCTACGAGTCCACGCGGCTGTCATTTGTTCTCTTTCTTGGCCGTCTTGGCGCTCTCACGGAACGCCTTGGCTGTCGGTGCGCCGGGTTGGCCGGGCTTACGCATACGCTCGCCACTGCCCGCCTTAATGCGCTCTTGTTTAGCGAGAATATTGGCGTAAAGACCGGGTTTGTTCACTTGAACCGCTCCAATTTGTACAGAAGGGAGGCGATCTCGCCCACGATCTCGTCAATGATGTTCTGCAAATCGGTGTCTCCAGGCAGGTCTTTGCGGATGCCCTTGACGAACGTCAGCAGGCTGTTAGCGTACTTGGCCGCATCGGTCTGTACCTTAAACCCTTCGGGGTAATCGGCCAGCGGGATGATCCCGTAGTGGCCTTGATAGGCTTCCGCGTACTTGTCAGCCAAGTCCACGATGTTCTGATAGTAATGCCCAAGTGCCTTGTGACCGGCAAAACTGGCCGTCTGCAAATGAAGGAAGTGCGTCGCGGTGGCTGAATGCAGCAAAACACCTACAAATTCAGCGGCGTCTTTGTGGCTCATTGCGGCGTTAGCCTCAAGGTGGGCAGGATTATTGCAGTCGTAGCATCCCCTACCGCGTATCGCTCTGTCAATACTCGCTCGGGCGGGTATACGAGGATGCGCTTGGACAGGTCAAACTGCATAGCGTTCCATACCCCCTTCTCGACACCCTCAAAGTCGTCAAGCGTGATAATCGTGTCGGGGGTACAGAGCCGCGTCAGGTGTTCCCGATCATCCGCCTGTAGCCGCCCGTCAAGGTGCAGCAGGTCAATCTTGCCGTCTAGTTTGGCAAGCATCTCGGTGCTGCTGCTGTGGTACTGGGTGATCTTAGTTGCAATCGGGAGTTTGAAATCGTGGGTCATGTCGCAGGTATGGACGTCAGCACCCAGCCGCGACAGCACAAACGTCGATTTGCCAATGTACGTGCCGACCTCGGCCACGGTCTTGGGTCGGAAGTAGCGTATAACCGCCCATAAGGCCATTAGGGAGGCGTGGTTGGTACTCCCAGTACGTCGGGCAGGGTCTAACTTCTCAAGGTCTTCGATAACGTGCCACGGCAGGTCGGGCAGGTCGGCAAAAAGGGTGTCCCAGATAGCCCGTGAGAGTCGCCTTCGGTTCAAGTTCAGCATATAGTTTCCCTATGTTTGTTTTCTTTCACGTAGGCGAGGACATCGCCCAGCCCACCGCGATGGTGTTTTCCATTCGCGCCCACAACCCCGACGCGACCATCATTCAGGTTAGCGACAAGAACACCCCGCCTGTACCGGGTGTATCGCGGGTGTTCGTGACCGAGGGTAACCGGCAGTTCTTGATGCAATGGCGTACCAATGCCTTTGCGGAACTCGGGTTGACCGAACCTGCCATGTACATGGATACCGACATGATCGTCCGGCATCCCATCGACCCTGCCGCGCTGCTTCGCGGAACCGTTGCGATGACCCGGCGTGACTTTAATCGTGAGGCGATCTTCAACATCCGCCAGCGCGGTCAGGATTATTCGGAGTACGAGGGCAAAACGCTGGATGAGGTGTACCCGTTCGTCGGCTGCTGCACGATCACGGCGGACTGGGGCATCTGGGCTGACCTCGCCGAAATGTACAACGTGCTGCCCGACAAGTTTAGGGTCTGGTACGGCGACCAAGAGGTTTTGCGAGAATACGCCAAACGTACCGCCGTCCAGTATCTGCCAGAATCGCACTACGCTTGCCTTCCCGAGTACCTTGCCCAGCACCCAGACCCGGCCATCGTCCACTACAAAGGTCACCGCAAACTGCTCATGTTTAGCGATACTGCTCGGGCTTGATCGCGGCTAGATACCGTTCCATCAACTCACGCACCGTGGCTTCGGGGTCACGCGCAACGTAAAACTCCCCGCGGGGTTCAAATATCGCTCGGAACTTTTCTTGGCTCGGGCGTAGTTTTCCTTTTTTTACCTTGATTTCCACCCAGCATATCCACGGTTTCGCGTCCGGTAAGTCTCGCACCACGAGCCGATCCGGTACGCCGCCGTTTGAGGCGTAGTCGAGGACGACGAACCCGGCGGCTGTCAACGCTTGACTGATTAGACCGTCGTTCGCGTCCCGCCTCGCTCGGTATCTCATCCCGTGCCTCGTTGATGCAGCGAATCAGCCATATCTGCCACCACACCTTTGTGCGTTTGTTTAGCCCTTTCACGCAGTCGCACCAATCCTTTTTCACTGAACAACCAACGCACCATCGTGACAAGGTGCGGGTCACCGAGAATAGCAGCAGGGTCAGTTTCGCGGATGAGTTCACCCACACGACCTTTCAGCCTCTCCACCTCATCGGGGTCGGTCACTCGGCACAACACCGCATCCAAGTACCGTAACCGTTGCAGTGACCCTTCCTTAAACGACTGTTCCCACCCAGCCATAGCCTGTCTGTCGTAAAACTCGCTACGCTCGTGGTTGATGTCTTTAGGACTGGTTTCCTGTTTCCGATAAAGAATTTCATCTCCCATGTCTCACCTTTAAGGTTATACAGACCTGATGACTGATGGTGATTCCGCACGGTTGAGACGTAGGAACGCCTCAATGGGATCGTGCGGAGTGATGACTGACGGAGCCATCCGCTGCGGACTACA